CGACCTCGAGCACGAGGGGCGCCCATTCTTGGCAGGGCGTGTCGGGGGCTATCAGTAGGCTCAGGTCTACCTGGAGCGCGTCGTGGGCCGTTTTAGGGGCCTCTGACAGGATTGTGGTGGTGGTGGCGGGCAGTGTCGGCAGGGTGGCCAGGGGGACGGTCACGACCGGCTCGGTGACGACGGCCGGGCTGGTGGCCGGCGGCGGGTTGACGATTTGGTCGGTCAGCTCGACTGCGATGGTCAGGCTGACGGCGAGGCCGGCCCACAGGGCCAGCAGGTGGGAAGTTTTCATTAGGGCCTCCTAGTCGGGATGTCCGAGGTCGGGGCTGTTCTACCGAACTACGTCGGGCGAGTGGTGGATAGTCGGGCTTCGATCATCCGATCATCGTGCCAAGCGTCAACGTACGTCTCAACGTGAATCCATTCGGAGCCTGCGCCGGGCGACTTGTTGATCATCCCTTTGCCGGCCTGCCAGTAGCGCTTGAGCTTGTAGTCGTGGATGCGTTGTATGCCGAGTTCGGCCGAGTTGTTGATCAAGAACGGCAGAATGATGAACTCGAGAATGCCGCGGTCGTTGTAGCCGAGGTCGACGGCTGCGCCGAACGCATGGGACGACCAGGCGGTGCCGCCGCGTATCGGCCGGTTGGCGTAGATCCCGAGGTTTTTCAGCTGCCAGGTGCGTTGGCAGTAGTCGGCCAGCTGCACAAGGTTTGGCGATTTGGCCTGGTAGGGCGGCTTCGGTTTGCCGGCTTTCTGCCATGAACTGAACTTTGTAGCGACAGTCATTGTGGCTTCTTTCTGATGATCGGCTCGACGTCGGCCCCTTTTCGGGCCTGGACGCCGTTGCCGATCGAGTAGCCGACGATGCTGCCGAGCAGGCCGACACCGGCTTCGTCCGGTATGGCGTTGATCGCCATAAGGACAGTCAGGCAGACCATGGCGACCAATGCGATCAGAGCTTTTGGCGGGTTGACGGTCACGGCTAGTTCCTGTACCCGTATACGCGAATAGTTCCGCCGGTCAACGTGCCAGACGACGGGGTGATAGTGAAGGCTGTGAAAGCCGTAGCGACTCGGTGCTCACCAGCGGCCGTGCCGAAGTTGTTGCCGTTGGAGTATGCGGCGTTCACGAACTTTGTGTACTGAGCGAGGTTTGGTCCCATAACTATGACCGACAGATGAGCATGCTGTCCGGAGGTTGCGCCACCTGCGAAATTGAACAAAGTGGAGTTGTTTATGTTTGCGCCTAAAACAGTGGCAGAGGCGATGTTCCCGAAGGTCAGGAATCCGAAGTAACTAACAGTCGACGATCCGAGATGGATACCGATTGCAGCGTCAGCGGAGCCTGTGCCACCGGCGAGCGTGATCAGGTAGTTGGCGTAGGTGCTTGAAAAGGCATCGCTTACGGTCACCGATGACACGGCTGTGCCGACGCTCTGCGTCTTCACTAGCCACAGGCCGACTGCGTTCATGTCCGAGGCGTTGAGCACCTCGCCGCTTGTAAATGAAGGAAAAGTCATTAGCCCAGCCTGTCTGTGTCAAGTGTGTCTGTGTCAAGGATAAATCCGTGGTTATCGATCCAGTTGCCGAGTGTCAGCGTAACGGTTACGTCTTGCGGGGTGGCGTCAATGCGGCGGCCCTTGATGACGCAGTCTGCGGTCTGTGTGGCGGCACCGGAGCCGGCCCAGGTGATCGTCGCCTTTTGCCAGATGCCGTAAGTAATGCTCAACAGGGTTTCCCAGCGGGTTTTAGCGGCGTCGTCGCATTTAGCCTTGACCAGCGACGCCGACAAGCTGAGCGACACCGGGGTGAAACGGCTCGTCGAATAGCGGTTAGTGAGTTTCGTCGCCATGTTGCTAACGGCGGTGCTGTCAGCCAGAAACGTGTCGGTGAACGCAACCGTACGCGACCCGTAGGTGTTGACGGTCGCCGCCGTCGAGGTGACCGAGGTCGCGCCGCTGTAGTTGCCTTTTATCGTCGCTTCGGTGACTAGGGTGTCATTGTTGAACGCTTGCTGGAAGCCGTTGGCTTTGAACGGTAGGTCGGTACCGGAGATCGAGTCTGACGGATCGAACACAAAGTCGGTGCGGTACTGAAGGTCCCGTGTGTTAGTTACCGGGATCGAGTTGTATTGAAAAAGGGTTTTGTAACTAGACGCGGGCGATGCATTGATTTCACCTGCCCAAATAACATCGTTAGCGGTCGGTGCGACGATTGTCTGCCATAAGTCAGCGTAGGTGTTCATCGTTATCGACGTTGAGTTGACACACGTAAACGGTTGGAAGGTGAGATTTAGTACTGGGAATACGTAATCTGGCCCGCCTAGTAGCGGCATAAATAGACTGCCGAACGAGGTGCTGAAACACGTATCACGCAGTTGGGTGTAAGAGCGTGTGCTAGCGGTGATCGTTGGCGGTGTCGACTTGCCACCGACCGTCAGCGCGTCGACCGCTGTGATCGTGACTGTTGAATAGACGCCGTCGTCGACAAGGTCGAAGTCGATAACGAGGCCGTTGAAAACAACAGTTCTTTCTGTTGCGCCTCCTGTGTCGGTTATTGCCGACACGAACACTCCTTGCGCGAACCAGTCGGTGTTGCTGTAGGTGCCGCCGCCGTTCGGTGTCAACGCGCCGTCCTTGTTCAGCAGGGTGATGCGACACGTGCCGCGACCGATCACGTTCACGTCAACCTGCTGGTCAATCGACAGGCCCAATGTGCGGTCGGTAAAGTCAATCGGGTCGGTCGAGCCGCCTTGTACGAGCGGTACCGTGCCGATCTGCACCTGCATTGTCGTGTTGATCGCCATGGCTACCGCCTGATGCTGGTCGTCGTCGCCAACGGCAGCGCCCCGTTGCTACGCGACCATTGTTGCAAAGCGCGCACCACGTCGTCGCCGTTAGCGCCGGCCGGCATGTACACGTTGACCGTGCTGCCCATAGCGCCCATTTTGGACAGGGGCACGACAGCTTCGGGGCCGCGTTCCCCGATCATGGCGATCGTCGGACTGGTGACAATGCCGCCTTCGGCTAAACGCGGCAGCTTCACTGACGGGATGGTGCCGAAGTTGATAAACGGCCCGGCAGCGATGTCAATCAGGTCGAGCGCTTTGTTTAGTCCTTTTATTGCCAGGTTGAGGCCGCCCTCGACCGCGCCAATGATCGCGTTGATGGTGGCCTTGAAACCGGCTGCGAGGCCGTCAAAGACGCCGACCGCTATGTTCCTGATCGCGGCGAACGAGGTGCTAAAAGCTGACGCCAGCAGGTCGAGCACTGTCTTGACGGTGCTGTAGAAACGCGAAAACGCGCCTTTTACTTCGTCGATGATCTTGCCGAAAATGTTGAACTTGGCCTGCAGGACGACTAACGCGGCGACAATAGCGAGGATGACGCCGACGCCTGTTGCGACGTACAGCGCCGAAAATGACGCGCTAAGTGCCGTGTTTAGCGCTGTGGTCAACGCCTGGATTGTGTTGAAGATTGCTAGACCGGCGTTTACGGCCAAGATCGCGGCGGCCACGGTGCCGACGACGATGCCGAGGGTGACGAGTAGGCCAGTGTTTTTTTGAACGAAGTCTGCAAACGACTGTAAAACCGGCAACAGTTTTTGGACAATCGGTAAAAATGCCTGACCTATCGAGGCAGTTGTGTTGGCAAGGTTTGCTTTCAAGATTCTTTGTTGATTCGCTAACCCTCCAGACGTGCGGGCGAAGTCACCTTGCGCCGCTGTCGTCTGCTTTATTATTGCCGATTGAGCTGCAAGGATCTTTTGTTGCGCTGTTAGCGGAGCCTTGCCGTCCGAAATGCCTAACGCAAAAGCCTCAGCCTTCAAGGCTGCGTCATTTAGAAGCACTCCGTACTTGCGGATAGGTTCGGATTCGCCGCGTAAAGCGGCACCGATAGCCTCGATTGCCTCTTGCGGGGTGGTGTTGTTGAACGAGGCTAGGTCTGAAGCTAGGGCTGTGAAGTCGTTAGAAAAGGCTGCAAGTTTTTCTCCGTTTAGACCTGCAGCCTTCCCGAATGTTCCGAAAGTTCCGGCAGCGTTCAATACTTCTTGCTTCGATTGGCCGAACGATTTAGCCGCTGTTTCGGCAAACTTTTCAACGGACGCCGACGATTCACCGAAAATAACTTGCACTTTGCTTTGGGACTCTGCCAGGTCTGACGCCGCGTCAACGGCTTTTGCTCCGACAGCAGCTAATCCCGCGAGTGCGGCTGTGGCCGGTAGGGCGGCCTTCTTGATAGCAAAGGCTGCTTTAGCGCCTGCTCCCTCGAGTTTCTTGAACTCGGCTATGGCCTTGTTTATGCCTGCAGCGTTGAACTCCGAGATGATCGGTAGCGAGATTGCCATTAGCGCCTCACCACCGCAGGTACTGCTTCAAGTATAATTTTTTCGACAACTGGCTCTAGACGTCGAAGTGTTGCGTCTATGTTCCGTTCGCCAGCAAAGTACATGAAGCGTGACGGGCCGCGTCCGAGTTTGCTGGTCAGCTCGTCAGCGAAGTTAGGCCGAGCCAGTTTCGGGTTACTGTTGCGTGTGCGGTTAGGGCCGCGGCCGGCCATGTCGGCAATGGTCAGCGCCGCCGTCTTTGTACGTACGACGACTGTGCCGATTGACTCGAATTGTGCGCCTTGCTCGAGGTTCCTGCGACGCGCTTTTCGCGTGTCAATTTTAGCGATGACGCCTGCTCGCTGATTGGCTTTCAGCCACCCGGTTCGGCCGTAGTTTGTGAAGCCTCGTAGCGGTGGGTTGCTCGGGATTGTGTCGACGATTGGCGCGACCATTGTTTCGCGCACGATACTCAACATTTCTTTGGACATTTGCCGACGTAACGCTGGGTTGACTTTCTGCAGGTCGCGTAAGGCTGCTTTTAGGCCGTCGTATTCGAGGCCGACTGTTGCAGTCATGGCATGCACCGCTTCTGTTGTTCGCTGTTGGGTGCTGCAGTGCTCACTTCTTACGTCCCTTGACTACGTCGGCAACCGTCTCCAAATCTTCTACGTCGAATGGTACACCGGGTGGCCACCAGCCGACAGCCACTAGCAGTTCGGCTAGTGCGCGTCGGTAGGTGCCGGGACGAAAGGGAGGCTTGGTTCCTCGCTGACTACCTCGAGGTCGACGAGCCGGCTGATGAACGTGTCGAACTCGACCGGCACGACGACCTTGGCTTGCTTGCACGATTCCCACGCCATGAAGGCGAGATCCTCGATGCCGATGCCGGCAGCCATGTCGGACGCTTTGCGTTTGTACCGCCGCTCCCAGGCGACGATCGTCTGGAGGTTGGTCGTGACGGTAAAGGGGCCTTCGCCGGTGTCGACCTTCAAGATCAGTTTCATGTCGGGCAACTTTCTGTCAGGATTCGGCGTAAGTGCCGGTGCCTCCGGTGAACGTGGCGGTGCATGTCGACAGCTCGCCTACGGTGTAGACCGGCGACATTTCGGCCAGGAACCCGCCGGTCAGCGTGAACAGCGGGTTGGTGGCGCTTGTCGCTGCCGACGTCGCCTTGACGGTCACGTTCGTCGTCGAGCCGACCAGGTTCTTGAGCGTCGCGTACGTTTCGGTGGCGGCGAACGACCAGAAGAGCTCGAGGGTCACCTCGTTTTCCTGTAGGCCGGCTGTCTGCTTGGTGGCGGTGTCGCCAAAGGCTGTGGCGTCAAGGGCGGCGAAGCCTTTCTTGACGGTGGCGGCGGTGCACTGGTCTGACAGGTCGACCGCATTCACGGTGACGATTGGCGATGAAAGGTAGGTCGAGGTGGCCACGGGTTACTCCTTGTCAGGTTCTTGTTCTGTTCTAGCACGTTTCGGGGCGTTCTTTTCGGCAATAAACCCGGCGTCGAGCAACGCTTGCACGTTGACACCTTCGGCCGGCTCAAAAGGTTCGCCGGGTGTGCCGACGCGGGGACTGACGACGACGTACATGTTGTGCTCCTAGGTTTGCGCTTGTAGGGGTATGGTCAGCTCGTAGGCCGGGAACTCTTGGCCGCCGATCGGGACGCTGACCGGCCGGCCGCCCATGACGGCCACCTTCTTGTCGACCAGCTCGGCACAGATGCTGAGGATGTTGCGTAGCGCGTCCAGGTTGCTCGGCCCGAGCGAGAAAACCTGCACACTAAAGGTCATCTTGATGCTGTTGGGCGAAAACGTGTCGAACGACGGTGCGTCAATAAATACGCAGGGAGGGTTGATCTGCTGCGGGTCAATAACCACGCGCAGACCGGAGATCTCGGCCAGCGTGTCGGCCAGGTCGTCGATCGCCTCGTTGAACAGGTCTGTATAGGGCATTACGCGACCTGCGGTCTA